CGCGCGCGCAGCTGGATCGGATCGGTACCGCCGCTGTTGTCGGTGATCTCGATCGTGCCAGATGCCGACTTGCGGTAATTGGCGGGCTCGCTCTCGCTCGCGTAGCCGCCGTTCCCCCCGTCATCGTAGACGTAGCCGCCGAGCTGGCCGTCGCCGAGCTGATCCCAGCCACCATCCGGCCGCAGGCGCTCCAGCACGAACGACCCCGTCACCGCACCTTCATCGCGGTAGGCCGACCAACGGGTGCCGCTCGCGTCATAGGACATCGACACGACGAACTTGCGCGTCTTCCCGTTGGTCACGAACGGACCGATCGCGACCGAGGTCAGGCCATAGTCGAAGTTGGTCTTCTGATTGCGCAGTTGGCCTTCGGCGACGATGCCGGCCGAGTAGGCGGTGCCGTCCGTCTTGGTGTAGCGGATCGCCTGCGCTTCGGTGCACTCGGCCAGGCTGCTCTTGATCGGGCCGAACCACTCGATGAACTGGTTAGCGCTGCCGAAGCCGGTGCCGTGCACCAGCATGTGCGTGGACGAACGCGAGATGATGTGCCCGTCGCCAAGCAGCAGGTCGTTCACCACCTCCACGTTGCCGCCTGCCACGCGCATCGCGACGATCTGCTTGCCGTCTACCGGATTGGCGAAACGCAGCTGGTTGGCGGCAAGGTCGATGGTGGAGCCCTCGACGTCGTCGGCCGCGAAGCGCGCGATGGCGCGACCGGTACCGGCATCGACCTCGATCACGAGGTACGCCTTGACCCGGCCCTCTACGGTCGCGAGCGCACCCTTTTGCACGCTCACCTCGGCCGCCACGCCTGCAACTTCGGCGCGGACCAGCTCGACCGCCTCGGCGCGCGCGCCCTGCTCGTTGACCGACGCCTGCTCGGAGCGCTGCGCCACCGCCTCCATCAGCGCGCGCGCACCCTCGCTTTCAAGCACCAGCTCAGCGCGGGTGGACTGAAGCGCGGTGCTCTGCGCCCCGTCCTTCGTCACGATGTTGCTCTCGAGCCGCTGCGTTTCGGCTGCGTAGCGCGCCGCCTCGTCGCCGATCGTGACGGCGACGTCGGCGCGGAGCTTGTCGAGGCTCTGCGCGCGCGCTTCTGCCTCGCTCGCGAACACCTGGTCGGTACGCGCGCCCTGCGCCTTCACGCGGCCGTCGAAATCGGCCTCGATCGCGGCGAAGGTGGTGGCGGTCACGTCCTTCTCGGTCGCGACTACCGCGCCGAGCTGGCGGATGTCGCCGGCATTGGTCGCGCTGGCGTTCTCAAACCGCGCGGTGATTGCGTCGACCGCGCTGGCGGATGCCTGCAACGCATCGGAGCTGGTCCGCTCGACGCGCTCGATCTCGCCGAGCGTGCGCTGTTGCACGCCGTCGACCAGCTGCTGCGTTTCCGCGCGCACACCGGCGACGACGATCGCCTCGGCATGGCTGGCATCGGCGCTCGCCTTTTCGAGGCGGTCGATCTCGCCGGTATTCCGCCGCTCGACGCCGTCGACCAGGAACTGCGCGTCGGCGCGCACATTCGAGATCGCGGTCGCTTCGGCGCCGAGATCGTCGTAGCGCGCCCGATCCATGCGGAAGACCTGCGCGTCCAGCAGGCCCGAGATCAGGCCATCACCGGCCTCGCCACTTGCCTTCACGATCGAGATCGATTCCGCCAGCTTCGCGTCGGCTTCCTCGCTCATGCGTTCGACGCGCTTCACGTAGACGCCCATCGGCAGGCCATCGAGGTGCTGCGCAGCCTCGTTACGTTTCTGCCGCCCCTGATTGAGCAGCTGCTCGGCGAGCTGCGCAATACCCTGGTTCTCGATGCCGTCGACCAGCGCCTGCGCGCCATCGAGCAGCTTGTCGGGGTCGGGCGTGTCAGCGAGGATCTCCACCGCGCCGGACAGCTTGCCGACCTTCGTGAGGTGCTGTTCAACCGTGCCGGTCGGCCCGAGCGGGGATTGCGGGTCTGCGCTGTTGGTCGCGTTGTCGGCCGGCTTGGTGCCGGTCGGGTCAGCGAGATCCGGCCAGTCCACCAGCGAGCCGATCGGCTTCAGCTTAGCAGCCGTGCTCATGCCCTCGATCGACAGCGACAGCTTGCTGACGTTCTCGGCAACCTCGACCGAGAAATCCTTGAAGAACCCGAACACGGTTAGCGCATCGCTGCCGTCTTGCCCGATCCAGAGGCACGGCCGCGCGCGCACCGCGGCGACGCGGCTCGCGACCAGGTCGAGCGCCGCGGTGTCGATCAGCGCGCGCGCCGACATGCGCTTGATGAAGCCGCGCTTGGTGACCGTCACCTCGCCGAACTCGTCCACCACCTTGCGGCTGAAGTCGGTGATGCCCGCCGTGGGCGATGCCTCAGTGATGCCGAGCCCGTCGAGGCGTCCAAGCAGCAGGGTGCCGACCGACACCAGGCCGTCGCCGGCGATCGTCACGGTAACAGGTGCGAAGCGGCCGGGCAGATCAAGGAAGGTGACCGCGCCGGCGCCGACCATGATCGTGCGATCGTAGCCGGGTGCCTCGACCCGAACGCTGGTGGCGGCGACGTCGATCAGCGCCACGGCCTCGGCGAAGCCGGCCTCGATCATGACGCGGATCTGCCCCGCGGCCGACGTCGACGTGCCGAGCGCGTCATCGAACATGGCCCAACGGTTCGTCGGTCCTACGTCGAGCCATGCGCCGTCTGCTGCGACAGGATCCTTGCCGGCGTTGAGCGGGATCAGGCTCTCGTAAACGCGATGCGTCGCCGCCTTCATCACCCGCGCACCGGATGCATAGCTCGCGCCGGCCTCCCACTCGGGCGCATCGTTTTCGGCGACGCTGCTGGCGGTCAGCGCGATGTCGCCGATCACTGCCGGGCGCAGCAGCTGCAGCGTCGAGGCAAGCCCCGCGGGAGCCGCTTCGCCGGCACCGTCGAGCGGCACGTCGGTCGACGCCAATCCCTCAACCGTCAGCGTGTAATAGCTGAGCGGCGGGAACGCCATGTCGAACTGCAGATCCTTGAAGAACCCGAGGATAGACAGGCTGGCGAAGCGATCGTCCGCGATCCACGTCGCCGGCGCCGCGCGCAGCTCGGCGAGCTGCTGCTGCACGCGGTCGACCTGGTCGGATGGCAGCGCCACCTTGACCGACATGGTGCGCGAGAAGCCGCGCGACACCACGGTGGTGACACCGAAGTCGTCGGTCACGCGCTTGCTGTAGTCGACAATGCCGATCGTGGGCGCCGTCTCGACCGTGCCGAGCTCGATCGTCACGCCGGCGTCGGTGATGACCCTCACGCGGCCGCGCCCGCGATCGTGACGGCATCGCCGCCACTCGCCTCGGTGACGCGCTCGAGCCGCTTGTCGATGCGCCCGGTGTTGCCCGCGATCGTCGCCAGTGCGGCCGTCAGGTCGCGGCGCAAACCCGAAACTTCGGCACGCAGATCCTCGTCGGCATCATCGTCGTTCGCCGGTGCACCCATTGTCGCGTCCTGAGCGGTGGACGCGCGGGACAGCAGCGCAGCGTCGGACAGCAGCGAGGTCGACGTGCCGGTCGCGGCGATCGAGGAGGACACCGCCTCGAGCTGCGAGGCGGTCTGCGCGCGCACCCGGTCCAGCTCCTGCCGGCTGGTGGCGGCGTCGGCCGCCGCGGCAAGCAGCGCCTGGCTGAGCTGCGGCAGCATCTTCGCCGCATCGAGGTCGCCACCGCGCGCGGCCGCGACCGCGACGTTGAACTGACCCTGCAGGCCCGCGAACCCGCCCTGCTCGGTCGCGGTTAGGTCGCGGATGCGGCGCACCTCGTCCATGATCGTGTCGCCGACCGACGACCAGGCCTTGCGCAGCTCGTCGGCCGCCTTGGCGGCTTCCTGCGCGTCCTGGATCGCGTAGATCTGCTCCTGCAGCGCGCGGTTGCTGGCGTCGAGCTTTGCCAGCTCGAGCGCGCGCAGCGCCGCGGTGTCGCCGCGCAGCTCGAGCAGCTGGCGCTCGAGATCCTGCCGCTCGGCCGCGACGTCGGCCGCCGACTTCGCGCCGGACATCTTCTCCTGCAGATCGGCGAATGCGGGAGCGAGCTTCAGCAGCGTGGCATAGGCGGCCTGGCCTGCCGACGTGTTCAGATCCTGCGCCTCGACCAGCTGGCGGAAGCCGGCGAGCGTCGACGGCATCGACAGCCCCATGCTGGTAAACACGCGGGTCAGCTCGGCGACGCGCGCGGCGCTCTGCTCGGCCGGCGTGTAGAACGCCTCGAAATAGCTGCCGATCGCGTTGGTGAGGTCGCCGACCGTGTCGAACTGATCGGCGAGCGCGACCTTGGCGTCGAGGCTCATCTTCGTGGCGGCATCGCCCATCTGCGACAGCGCGTTGGTCACCGCCTCGGCGGTCGACGCGACACGCACCAGCGTCTCGAACGCGCCCTCGCCGACCTTCTGGAACCGCTCGATGCCCGGGAACGCCGCACCGGCCATGCCGTCGGCCGCCGCGCCGAAAACAGCCTCGAGCTTCTCCTGGATCTCAGTGCCGGTCAGCCCCTTCAGGTCGATCTTGCCGATGTTGACGACGAAGCCGTTCAACCGCGCCTCGATCGCGTCCGTCGACTGCCCGAGTGGCACGGCCGCGCTGGCGATCGAGTCGGAGAAGCTCTTGAGCAGGAGCGTGAACTGCTGCTCGATCGAGCCGTCGAGCGCACCGTATTGCGTCGAGTATTTGGTGCTCGTCGTGATGCCGAACAGCTTCTTCTTCTTTTGCACGTCGCTGTAGGTCGACGCGTCGAAGCCGCCGGCCATAATGTCGCCGATCGACTGCGCGCCGCCATACAGGCCGGAGGCGAGAACGGTGGTGGAGGTGCCGAACAGCCCTTTCAGGATGCCACCGATCAGCGGCACGGCGCCGAGCACCGATCCGACCGCGTTGGCCTTGAAACCTTCGTTCACGCCGGCGTCGGCGTTCACGTTGCCGGAGCGCACGATCACGCTGGCGACGCGGCCGATCTGATTGTCGATCGAGCGCAGCGATCCCGCCATCTGACGCGCGAAGGTGTTGGTCACGGTGTCCACCTCCTTCAGCTGGTCGACGGCGCGCTTGATGCTTTCCGACTGCGCCTTGCTGTCGCCCAGCACGGTGCCGGTGCCGGTGTTCGCAGCCGGAAGCGTGTTACCCTTGCCGCCGCCACCGAGCGCGCCCGCGATCGTGATGCCGACTGCCGCCAGCGCGGCCGCGGTCGCTGCCATCGCCGCGAGGTTGGCCGGGAACGGCAGCTTCGACTGCGCGGCGATGCCGGCAGCGCCGTCGGCCGCGGCGCGCGCGCCGGCGTTCGACACGCTGGTGACCGTCTCGGCGGTGTTTTGGAACATGGCGCTGATCGACATCGCCATCTGCGCGACGCGGTAGATCGTCTCGGCCGTCTGCAGCGCCTTGTAGCCGGTGGTGCCTTCCTTGAAGAAGCCCTTCGCGGCACCGGCCATGTCGCCGTACATGCCGATCTGCGCCGACGAGGACTGCATGGCGAAGCGGTAATTCTCGCGATCGATGCGCGCCTGGTTCTTGCCCGCCGCGGTGATCGAGGCCTTGTGCTGCTGCTCGAGCCGCGCCTGGTTGGCGTAATAGCCCGTCATGGTGGTGAGCACGTCGCCGATCGCGGCGCCGGCGTTGCCGAACGCGTCCGCGATGCCCGAGGCGGCGCGCTGCGCGCCGTTGTCGATCAGGTCGAACAGGTCCGCGGTCGCCGACAGGCTATCGTTGTAATCGTCCTGTGCCTGGCTGAGCCGGACCTGCCCGACTGCAATGTCGGCCTGCTGCTGGATGTACTTCACGCCATCCGCGCCAGCCCAGCCCTTCGCGGTCGCTTCCTGCGTCGCGCGCAAGGTCGCGAGCGCACGCACGCGCACCTCCTCGGTCGCCCCGACCAGGCGCAGCTCTTCCTGCAGCTCGGCAAGCCGATTGTCGCCGGTCGACATGGCGCTGAGAAGCTGACCGCGGCGCTGCGCGTCGGTGAGACGATCGCGCGAGCTGCGCTGCACCTCGAGCGCCTTGGTGGCTTCCTCGATCCCCTTCACGTCCTTGACGGTACGTGCGGCCTCGAGCGCGGCGAGCAGCGGCAGATCGGCTATGCGGTCGCGCAGCAGCTCGTTGGCCTGCTCGGCGACGATCGTGCCATTGGCGACGCCGGCGTTGATCATCTCCTGCAGCGCCGCCTCGTCGCGCATGCCCGCCGCGGCCTTCGCGGAATCGGACACGCGCTGTGCGACCGCGAGCCGCACCTGGCGCGCGACCGCTTCCTCGATGTCGGCGCGCTTCTTGATCGCGGCGCTCTCGGCCTTCACGCGCGCCTCGGCGATCAGCGCCGCGGCACCGGACACACCGTAGGCGTCGGCGAGCGCGTACAGGTTGCGGATCTGCGCCTCGGTGGCGGCCGCCTCGCGGGCGAGCTGCTCGGCGTGCTTATCCACCTTCGGCTTCTTGGCCTTGTCGGGATCGAGATAGCCGCGCTTCTCGGCATCCTCGCGGATCCGCTTCTCGGCGTTCTTGCGCGCCTGGTCGGCGATCAGCGCCACGCCGGCACCGACGAAATCCTTGCCCGAAACCTTCGCCAGCTCGGCGGTGAACGCGCCCGCGACCTTCTTGCCCGCGCCGGCATATTGGTTCGCGACCTCGGCAATCTCGCCGACGCTCAGCTTCGGCAGCTCGAGCCCGACCTTGCCGAGCACGCCGTTCGCGGTGGTGATGAAGCCGTTGATGCCCTCCACCGACTTGCGGATCAGCGCGTTGATCCCGCCGATCGCGGCGTTGACCATCGTGTAGAAGGCGTCGCCCATCGCGGCCGGCAGCTGCGACCAGGTCGCCCGGATTGTGTTGTAGCCGGCGACGAAGTGCCCGATCATGAAGTTGACGCTCTGCTTGGCAGCGCCTGCCAGCCAATCGAGCCATTCCTTCATCCACTTCCACGTCGCGGTGACCGGCCCGCCGACACCCGACCAGATCGCGGCGCCGGCAACCTGGAACACCGCCTTCGCCGTGTCGCCGAACGTGACCGATACGTCATCGAGGTGGCGAATTTCCTTCGCGGTCAGGCCGAGCGAGGCCGCATAGGCCTTCATGCCCGCGCCCTCGTTCGCCTCGTGGGCGAGCAGCGCGATCCCCGCCGCAGCAGCACCAGCGGCGAGGCCGATCGGCCCGAGACGCGCGAGCCACGGCACGAGCGACCGGGTCGCCGACTGCGCGGCGCCGGTGGTGGCAGCGCCGGCAGCGGCCTCCGCCGCGGCAAGCTGGCGCGCAGCTGCTGCGGCGACCTCGGCTGCTGCTGCCGCCTCGAGGCGAGCGGTCGCGGCGAGCTGGTGCGCGCTCGCGTCGTGCAGGCCAGCGGCCGCGGCCGCTTCCTCGGCAACCGCCAGCTCGGCCGCGGTGATCGCCGCACGCGCGTTCGCGCCGGTCGCCGCGGTCTGCGCGGCCGCGAGCGCCAGCTCCGCCTCGGCGAGTGCGGCGGTGGCCGCAGCGGTCGGCGTGGTGACGATGAACAACGCGCCGACCGCGCGCACCATGTCGCCGAACGTCGCGCCGGTCTGCATCATGATGCCCTGCAGCTGCGAGCCTTGCTGGATCAGCACCAGGAACGGGTTCTGTCCGCCTGCCAGGCTGACGCCGATGTCGGACACCTGGGCGAAGATATTGGCGACGTCCGAGCTGCCGAGCTTCTTGCGGTTCGCCTCCTGTTCGCGGCTCTGATCGGCCTGCGCGCGGCGCACGTTCTCGAGCTTGGCGGCGAGCGAGGTGGAGCTGCGCTCGTATTCGTCCTGCCCGATCGCGCCGGCGCGATACAGGCGCGCGGCATTCTCCAGCTCGCGGTTGAGACGCTGCTGCTGACCGTGGAGCGGATCCACCGCGCCGCGGAGCGAGTCGACCGCCGCGGCCTGCGCGGTCGCGGCCGCCTGCGCCTGGCGGGCGGCTTCGGCCTCGTCGCGCATGGCCTTCGACCCGCGCGCGGCCGCCAGCTCGAACTGCCCGTGCGCGAACGCGGCATCGCGCAGCGCCTGGGCCTCGTCCTCGAGCGCCCGGGCGGCGAGCGCGCTGAAGGTAGCACCGTTGTCGCGCGCCGACGTGCGGCCGAGGCCGGTGGTGCGCTCGAGCGCGGCCTCGATCTTCGCACGCTCGGCGAGCTGGTTGTTGACCAGGCGCTCGGCCTCGGCGCGGCGCTCGGCCTCGGCGGTCAGGCGCGCGGCCGCGGCGTCGAGCGCCTGCTGCTCGCGAAGCGCCTCCATGCCCTTGCGGGCGGCCGTCTCGAATAGGTTGTAGCCGTGCGCCGCGTCGCGGATGGCCTGTGCCTCGCGCGCGCTCGCCTCGGCCGCGGCGTTCTGCTGCCCGACCAGGATGGTATATTCGGCGCGCAGTCGACCAGCGAGCTCGGTCATGCCCTTCTGCTCGGCCGCCAGCGCCGCGGTTTCGACCTTCATGCCGAGCAGCGTGTCGCGCGATCGGCCGAACGCGGAATTCTGGTTCTCGAGCTGGCGCACCAGCTTCTCGCCGGCCGCCTCGATCCGGTTCGTCTCGAGCGTGACCAGGCGCAGCTCGCGCGACGCCGTGCCGGCGAAGCTGCGGATCTGTGCGGTCGCACCTGACAGGTCGATGGCGCCCTTGCTCGCTTGCTCCATCTTCTGGAACTCGCGCACGGCTTGCGCCGCGGCTTCGCCCAGGATGTCGTCAAGCGAGCGCAGGTTTCCGAACGCGTCGCCGAAGTCGATCTGGAAGCCAACCTCGAGGGCGGCGCCGTTATCATCGATCATGACGGACCTCCCTTTTCAGTCGAGCAGTGCGCGCAGCGCATCCACTTCGGCTTCGCGTTCGGCTTGGGTGACCACCGGCGCGCGCCACGGTGCCGGGCAGGTTTCACGCTCGGCTCTGCGGCTCTCGGCGATGTATTCGACGGACAGCGCCCGCATCAGGCGCTTTTCCCAGGGCTCGACGTCGACCTCGACCGCCTTCGCCCATTCGTTGATCGCGCCCCAGCTGAGCGGTACCGGCGCCATGCCGCCGCCTTCAGTCAGGCCGATCTCGATCAACCGCGCGATCAGCGCCGGCGCCGGGTTGGGCGGCATCACCGGCGTGATCTTCTTGCGCTTCAGCTCATCCAAACGGCTGAGCCGAGGAGGTGCATTCTCCTCGGCCTTTCCGCGCCGCGAGCGGGGGTCCGGCTTCGGCACGGCGTTCAGCCATGCCATGTGCCGGACGTAGAGCGTCAGGCCGCTTTCGACGCGGCGCTGAAGTTTCCCCAATCAGCCAGGAACTTCGATGCCTGGCGCGCGACGAAACCGAGCAGCGGATCGGAGTAGACGGCCACGAACAGATCCTCGCCGGTCAGCGAGCCCTCCTCCACGCCAGCCGGCGCATAGTCGAAATTCTCGAACGACGCGGTGAGCGACGCGAGATCCGCGGCCGCTTCCGTCTGGCGCTCCTCGTGTGGAGCGACGGTGACCTTGCCGTCATTGTCCTGCATGCGCTTCACCGCGCGCGCCGACTGGCGGCTCTCGACCACGCCGAACGCCTTGCTGCCCGGGCCGTGGAAGTGGATGCGGATCGGCAGCTTGCGCTCCTCGTCGGCGTACATCGGCTCGCCGGCCGCGTTCTTGACGTGCATGGCGGCGATCGAGGCGACAGCGAGCGCGGCGATGTTGAACTTCTTCGTCATGGTGGGGTATTCCTCTCGCGGGAGTGACGCACCGACCCGCCCCGTCACCCGCGAGAACGCGGGGCGAGCCGGTGCGCGTTATCCGGCCGGGTGGCCGGAATGGGGTGGATCAGGCCGCAGCCTTCTTGACGATGACCGAGATGATCTCGATCGTGGTGGAGCCCATCAGCATGTTCTCCGCACCCTCGGCCGCCTCGTCGTAACCGAACACCCGGCAGGTGAAGTAGCGGATCGCGCCGTCGGGATAGGTGACACGCGCCGAGTATTCGCCCTGCTGGTCGTCGGCCGCGGTGCGCAGCAGGTTCTGACCGGCATCCGCCTCGTCGTGCGCCATGCTCGGGGCGAGCGCGCCACTGTCGACCGGCCCCTTGTACTTCTGCTTGACGCCTTTCAGCGGCTGGAACTCGACCTTGCCCGGCTTTGCGCCGAACGTGCCGATCTTATCGAGGCCACCGACCTCGGTGTAGGTGAGTGCGGCGAACCCAGCGACGTCGAACGTCGCGGGCTTGCCGGCAGAGAGGGCGAGCGTAGTGCCCGCGGCAGTGCCTGGCATGGTGTTCTACTCCTGTTGAGCCGGACGCGCCGGCGGACACGATCGCGCATGAGGCGCGACCGAGCGGTTGGTCAGGCCGGCTTGCTGCCAGCCTTGCGGGGCGCGTCCTGCGCCGGCGCTTCGTCGGGCTCGACCAAGCCGGCCGCCTTGTAATTGGCGAAGGCGCCGGGCTCGAAATTGTAGCTCTGGTCCTTCACGAACGACGCCGAGGTGCCGGCATCGTTGAAGTCGCGCAGGGCCTTGCCCTTGATCTTGGAGTTGGTGTCGTCGCTCATCTGCTGCTCCTGTGCTTACGCGGGCTCGTTGAAGCTGACCCGGAAGTCCTGTGTCTGATCGAAGGTGTCGCCGATCCCGCGCAGCTCTGGCCCCTGCCCGGCGGTACGCACCGACAC